TCTGCGACTACAACTGCAGGTACGTTTAACTATGAACTGAATGGCTCTCGCAATCGCTTAACTGTCCTTGATGTTGTGAATGACACAGGCAACTTCTTCATGGAGTATAAGACAGCGCATGAGATGAATGACCTGTTCTTAAACAGTACTCCTGAGCAATCAGAGCCTCGTTACTACAGCTTCAATGGTATCTCTAGCGATGGTGATACGCAAGTAGATTTATATCCTATTCCTGATGGTGCATACAACTTGCGATTTAATGTTGTGTTGCGTTCGTTAAATCTTGCAAATGATTCTGATTCACTTTTAATTCCTACACAACCAGTACTTGCTCTTGCATATGCTAAAGCTGTTGAAGAGCGTGGTGAAGACGGCGGGCAATCAGCAGTGTCTGCATACCGTACAGCAGAACGTGCATTGTCTGATGCAATTGCTCTCGATGCCGCTAAGCATCCTGAAGAAACTATCTGGTACACAGTATGACCAAGCCGTTACAGTCTGCAAGCATTGCCGCACCGGGGTTCTTCGGACTCAACACGCAGGAGTCTGGTATTACCCTTGAGTCTGGTTTTGCACTACAGGCTAACAATTGTGTAATTGACAAGTTCGGTCGATTAGGTGCTCGCAAGGGTTGGAAGTTCCTCGCCGAAGACACAGGCGTTGACCTTAGAGGAATGCACCGATTTGTTGATATTGATGGTCAAGAATACTTTGGTGTTTGGTCAACAGATACTTTTTACATTTATTCGGATGGCTCGTTAACTGAAGCCCCTTACAATGGATCTCAAACAATTGAAGATGGTAACTGGAAAGCGGTTACGTTAAACGACTCTGCATATTTATTTCAAGAAGGGTATGAGCCACTGTACTTCGATGAGCCCAACGGAACAATTGAAGACATAGGTGACCACCCTAACGCATCAGGCACAGCCCCACAGGGCAATGTAGCAATGTCTGCATATGGTCGCTTGTGGGTTGCTAACACTCTAACAAACAAGACAACACTGTACTGGTCTGATTTATTGAATGGCCCTCGTTGGAACTCTGGTACTGCAGGATCATTAGACATCTCAGGTATTCTTGTATACGGTAACGATGAGATTACTGGCTTAGGTGCACACAACGGTTACTTGATTGTATTCTGTAAGAAGAACATTATTATCTTTGGCGACAGTGACGCAAGCCAAGAGTACTTAGATCCTGCCACGCTACAACTTGTTGAGGTTATCTCAGGTGTAGGTTGTATTGCAAGAGACAGTATTCAAAACACTGGTGATGATATTGTATTCTTGTCTGAATCTGGTGTGCGTAGTCTAGGACGTACCATTCAAGAAAAGTCTCAGCCAATGCGAGAGCTATCTAAGAATGTACGTGATGACCTTGTACAATTACTAGACGCTACGCCTAGTGAAAACATTAAGTCTGCATACTCTGAGTTTAATGCGTTCTACTTGTTAGCATTTCCAATCACAAAGCAAGTCTATTGTTTTGACATGCGACAGCCTTTACAAGATGGTTCTGCTCGTGTGACTATCTGGAACAATATGGAATTTACCGGATGGGATGCTTTTAACAGTCGAGTCTATATGACGCATGAAGACGGACTAGCAGAGTATGACGGATACCAAGACAACGGGCAAGGCTATCGTATGGTGTATTTCACCAACTACTTTGACCTTGGTAATGCGGCACAAACAAAGATTCTAAAAAGATTGTCTATTACTGTCATCGGTGCAACAGGACAAGACTTTGTTGTCAAGTCTGGCTTTGACTATAGTGATGTGTACAATAATTATCCTTTGTCGGTTCGTCAAGGAACTATTGCCGAGTACAACATTGATGAGTATAACATTGCTGAGTACTCAGGCGGCACGTTAGTCGATACTGTACGAGTCGCAGGTAGTGGCTCAGGATCAGTATTACAACTTGGTTTTGAAGCAGACCTCAATGGCGGTTTTCTGTCAATACAAAAAATGGATATCTACGTTAAACAGGGTAGGGTACTATGAGTAACTATATTAAATCAACAGACTTCGCATCAAAGGATGCCTTACTCACAGGTAATCCTCTTAAGACCATCAAAGGTACTGAGATTGATGACGAGTTTAACTCAATTCAAACAGCCGTTAACACAAAAGCAGATGCCAACGATGCACAGTTAACAGGGACACCTACTGCACCTACAGCTACCGCAGGCACGAACACAACACAAATTGCAACCACAGCTTTTACAACTTCTGCAATCAATGCTTTAGTTACTGTTCCGTCTGGGTTAATTTCTTTGTGGTCTGGTTCTGTTGCAAGTATTCCATCAGGTTGGGTTTTGTGTGATGGTAACAACAATACGCCTGACTTACGAAATCGTTTTGTAGTGGGTGCGGGTAGCACATACGCTGTAGATGCCACTGGTGGTAGCGCAAATGCAGTTGTTGTTTCACACACGCACTCTCTTACTGACCCCGGACATAAGCACAATATCCAAGCAAAAGGTTCTAATTACATAAACACAGCGGCTGTAGAATCAGCGGATAATAATACAGGTAATGTGGTTACTGCTACAACAGCAATACAAACGGCTACTACTGGCATCACTATTGCTAGTGCTGGTGAGTCAGGTACTAACAAAAACTTACCTCCGTACTACGCTCTTGCGTACATTATGAAGACCTAATGATTAAAATACCTGTAATCATACAGCCTGCGTATACCGTATACTTTGAAAGACTTGGTGATATGACTTTCACACATTGCGATGTCCACTACTGGTCAGCATCTGTGTACAAAGAGTTATATCAAGCACACGGCGTATTGCAAATGTTGCATACTAATCCGTTTTATACTTTAACAGACAATCCAAAACTAGAGAAGGACAATCCAAAACTAGAGAAGTTTGTAACAATGTTAGGATATCAATACCTAGAAACAGTACCGTGTGGTGATGGTACACCCCGTAAAATGTGGAGATTTAAATAATGGGTGCTTTATTTGGTGGCGGTGGCGGCGGAGGCGTTCAAGTCTCTCAAGAAGCTATTAACGAAGCCGCAAAAAGGGCAGAGCAATCTTACTTTCGTCCTTATACGGTAACAACATCTGCAGGACAGGCGGGGTATACGCCGCAGGGAGGTTATCAAACAGCCCTATCACAACCGTATCAAGACATTCTTGGCACTGCGTTAACTGGTGCAGGTAGTATGTTTGAACAGGCGGCGGCGTTTGATCCAACACAACGTGGACAAGAAATCTTTGCGGAACAGTCTGCGTTATTGCAACCAGAGTTTCAACGTCAAGCAACTGATCTTCAGTCTCGTTTGTTTGGCTCTGGACGATTAGGGTTACGACTTGCAGGTGAGTCACAAGGACTTGGTACAGGCTCTGGTATGGTACAGCCTGATGCACTAGGACTAGGACGTGCACAACAGCAGACTCTTGCAGGACTGTCAACGCAAGCACGTAATCAAGCACTTGGTGAGCAAGCACAACTACAACAACTTGCACAAAATATGCTTGGCTCTGGTATGGGCATTAGTGAAATGGAACGTGCTCTAATGGCTCAAGGCGTAGGTGCAGAGACTGCTCGTGCGGCGGCGGCATATGGTGCAGGTAGTCTTGCTATTCAACCATACTCTGATGCAACTCGTGCGGCGGCACAGCAACAATCAAATCGTACTGGCTTGTTTGGTTCTTTGTTGGGTGCGGCTTTGCCAATGATAGCAGGCCCAGCAGGTGGATTGTTTGCATCTTCAGCACCTGCAGTTGAAACTATTAGTGGTTTTACTACTGTTGGCCCTGCCGCAGGTGCAGGTAGCTCAGGTGTATTTTTCTAAGGATTTATAATGGCAACACGTAATCAAGTATTGTCTCTCTTTGGCGCAACGCCTGAGCAGATTCGACAAAGACAGCTACAAGAACAACAGCAAGCTATTTTTTCTCAGCAAGATCCTTATGCTCGTTTAGGCACTGCGTTGGGTACAGGTCTTGGACGTTTATTTGGGGGTGAGTCTGCTGAGATGGCTCAAGCACGTCAAATGCAAGAGGCTGTAT